CAAAATTAAAATAAGGTTTAACCATTTCAACTTGCAAAAGTTCATCAATTAAAACTTCAGTTTCTAAACATTCATTTGAGTAAGTAACTCCGACAACTTGATTAGTTGATTTATTTATTATTGTTTTCATTATTGCTTGTAAAGATTAATACCTCGATATGTAATTGTATCTGTTGCGTTACCTAATTGACAAGTTACAAAAAAATACAAGTCATTTGATAAATTGTAAGCTACTGTATTTATTGGTTGTGTTGTAGATTGTGTTTGTTGGTCGTTTGTAATACTTGCAAGAGCAGTTGTAAATCCGTATATATTACCACCATTTACAACAAACTCCCTTTTAAATTTCATAAAAAAGTTAACAGTATTAAAACCATTTATCGCTAATAAAGATGCACCAACTAAACTGTTTGTTGTATTTATTTTAAGATTGTGTGTTGTGCTTCCTATATTAGCAAGTTTTGAAACTAAAGCACTAAACATAATAAAATCTCCGTTTGTAAAAGTATTTGCGGGAATTAAAATAGTTTGCAAAATAGTTTCAGCAGTTGTACCAGTGTGAACTATTTCTGTTGTTTTAGTAAAACGATAAGGTGTATATCCAAAAGCATTTTGTTTTAAAGCTAAAGCATCAAAAACAGCGTTTTGACTTGGTGCAATAGTTGTAACTCCGTCTGTTATACTGTCTTCTATTATGGTTTTATTTTTCCATAAATCCGTTGAAGTTTCATAAGTTAATGCTTGATTGTTTAAAGGAGTATCTATAAATACGTTGTGTAGCTCATCGAGTTCCCAACCGTTCATTATCTTAACGTATATTTTACCATTGTTTGCGTGAGCATATTCTACGTAACCTATAACAACAATATGGCCGGTTGAGCCGTTAGGTTTAATATTTGTAATTTTACCAGCCGTCGTTGGACTTAAATATAAAACATTACCGTCTGCCCAAGTTTCGCCTTGTAAACTTCCGGTTGTGTTTATATTTTCTAATTGACCTACTGTTATTATAAATCCTTCTTGATTTGTTGGTATTGTTTCTGTAACTACTCCTAAAGTGTCTGCACTATTTAAATCGGTGTTTCCTTGTGCTAAATCAACTGCTAATCTTTGTCCTTGTGCTCCACTTACTTTGACTACTTGGTATGCTGCTTTTGTAAGTGTTGTATTTGGAGTTACTTTGTTGACTACTCTAGCCACTAAATCAACTCCATTTTTTAAAATAACAGAGCCACCTTTTAAAGTAGTTTCTGTACTACCTAAAGTATCATTCCAGCGTGTTGTTGCTACTGCTGCCGTTCCCGTTGGTGTTGTGTCTAGACTTAACTGACCGGCTTTTAATTCAAACTCTCCTAAATCTACGTTTTGTGTTGCACCAGTATAAGGTACTAAATTTGTAACGCTTGGGATAGTTGGTTTATTTAATATTTGAGCATCTCCACTAACTGCGTTCCAGTCTGCGTTTACGTTTACTTCTGCTCCGGCAGCTATTCCCGCAAGTTTATTTTTTTCAGTAAGTGAATATTGCTTATAAGTTGTTCCGTCAAGGATTTCGTCTTGGTTTAAAACTACGTCTCCGGTTTTAGTATTTACCGAAGTAACCGCTCCTCCTCCTCCAGTAATTGTGTTTACGTTTATAGTAGTTAGGTTAGGTTGAATAGTTAATGCAACCGTTTCTATTACTGGACTTATATTTATGTCTATTGTATCTGGCATCTTATCTAGTTATATCGCATTCAATTAAAAATTCTCCACTTAACCAAGTCTTAATAGTTCCGTCTGCAAATAAAATTTCTAAATCATATAAGTAGTTACCGGATGCTATATTTATAATTTGTTGGTTTATTCTAAATAAGCCTCCAGCAGCGTTAGTAATTGTTATACCAGCACTTGCTACAGATGTCAAAGATAATGCAATAAGACCTCCGCATTCAGTTCGTAACTGCATTCTAATTACTGCACCAGTTAAATTGATAACTACATTATTTTTTAGCAAAGCAAAGTTAACCGCTTCAAATGTATCTCCCTTTATATGTGTAAAATTATAACTCATTTCTTATTTTGTTTGCTTAAGTATTGCTTTACTTTCTGTAAGTTTTCTTTTTTTATCTTATATGCGATAAATTTATTTTTTGGCTCTTTCATAGTACCCAATTACAAGGATTAGCTTTTTGGTCTGGATACATATCGCTATCTCTATTGGTCCAGTACTCTGGAAATTTAGACGCTGCATTTATACCCATATAATCTATAAATCTAGTAGCGTAAAAGTCTGCAAATGTTCTATGCTTTTGGACTAATATGTCTAACTCTTCTCGGCTTGGTGTTTCGGAGTTCTCACTACGATGCTTGAAGACTCCTCCATTACGTATTTGGTAATTCGCAAAGGGAAGATAATCAACCATACTTTTGTGTATGAGTAAAGGTTGCACGTAATCCTTAACTAAATTTAAATAATCTCCGGTTAAAGTATTAGTTTCTATTTTAGTTGTGATTGTGTTGTATAGTTGAGTACCTAAATAATTTTGTACGTGCATTTGTTGAGCAATTTTAATAAACTGCATAAACAAGTCAGCGTCTACGTTTCCGTTAAGGATAGTATTTGCTTTTAGGTCTGTTTGTGTTATGAATAAAGTAGTAGCCATTTCTTATCCTCTATAATTTGGGTGATGTCCGTTATTAGGCATATCTATCGGAGCAATTTTTGAATCGATTAAACCGGCTGGAGTTGGATTGTATCCCTCTATACTTGCAACCTCTTCGCTTGAAGACAAAGACTTGTCTTTATATGGTGTTCCGTCTGTTTTAGTTTTTAATCTGTAAAGATTTTCATTCCAAAAATGGCCGCAGTTAACTCCGCCCTTGAATCTAAATAGAGAGTAATTCTCGCCCTTGTGTCCAAACTCATTATTTACTCCTTGAAAGGAAGCCATATCTATATCCTCTTTGCGATATACTACTCCGCTATTTGTACGTGACATCATATTTACGCAGAATTCTCTAGAGTTTGTACTCTTGTATTTTTCTGCATACTCATAACGCACTTTATAAATATCCTTATCCAAATAACTTGGTTGACTTGGACTGCTCTTTATAAATCCTCCTAGTTTTGTATCTTTTTTTGGTTTAATATGTTGCTTTGCCCAGTCTTCAATACTTATGTTATTATCGTCAAACTCTCTTTTATCTACTAACTCCCACTCGTCAGAAACTACCTCTCCGTCAAAAGAATTAATATCAAAACATTCGTGGTCATCGCTTAAAGTTTGTACTGGTGCTGCTTGTTGAATAGCTGCTTTTAAACCTACTAAAGACCTTATTTCGTCAGCAGTCATAGACTCAAGTACTTTATTAGCTACCAATGGACTTAATGAGTTAATTCCGTCTATAATTGTGTTAGATTTTTCAGTTATAGTCAAGTCATTTACTGCGTCTAAAGGTTGTAAAGTTTTAAAGTATAAATCTAAAGTGATTCCGTTATAAGCAAGTATGTTATTTAACTCTTTTATGATTAAGTTTTGGAATGGTTTTATAACTGTGTTTTGCATTAAGATAGTTGCTGTCTGCAATTCGTCTGCATTGTTACCAAATCCGGTGTTGTCTTTAATTCCTAATAACATCGGACTTATAACTCTGTGAGATACCATTATTTTACGCATACTTTCGTCACTTAAAAACTGGTATTGATTATGAGCATCGCTTAACTGGACCGGAGTAATAGTTGCTCCATAATCATTTGAATCATTAAAAGATAAAATAAATCTACCAGCGTTTGACGTTCCAGAGAATTTTTGTGTTATGGCTCTTTCGATATCTCTTTGCTCGTCCTCTGTTGGAGTTCCATTGTTAAAGTTGATTAACATAGACGGAGCAAGTCCATTCATTATATTGTTTAAATGGTAGTTACTTATCTCCTCCTCTAGTTCGCAGTACTGTAATCCTCCTTGCCAATCTGGAGGAGAATAATAGTAAAATCCAGTTTTATAAGGTTTAATATAAAGTATCTCTTCGCTCTCTTCACTTGTGCCAAATGCTGGAATCGGTCTTGGAGGATTCTGTCTAGTTACTTTCGTCCAATCGTCTGCATAAAAATAAAACTCAACCTCTCCGTCCTCGTTACATTTTCCACTTCTTAAAGTTTCAACCGGCCAGTGATTACATTCTACTATTCTAGTTCTGTCTATTGAGTAAACAACTTGAATAGCACACTGCCCCATAGCTTTTAAATCGTAACAAAGTCTCTCGGTTGTACTATCGTCAAATAATAACATCGCTTGAGCGTAGTCTTCCGGTTTCATTTGAGCATCTGTTGCGTCTAATCCTTGACCGAATATCATTTGACTTATTCCGTTTACGATTGCGTTGTTTGTAGGACTTCCATTTATACGGTCTTGAATATATCCAAAGTAATTATTATCGTCTCCATAAGATACCCACTCTTGATTTCTTACTTCGATAATTCTAGGACTTGTATAGGTCGCCAGATTCACAATTCCGATACCGGTATTTTTAGGTTTTATTTCTATTTTTTTTCTCATATTATTGTAGTACGATGTAATCGTTGTTGTTTGTATTCAAGGTAATAAAATTACCATTGTTTATTGAGTAGTTTTCAGTACTCTGGTTGGTCGAAAATAGTCTGTCCTTATATAATACCTCACTCGAAGCATTTAAGACGCTTAATTCAAAGAATCCTCCCTCATATAAACAAGTCAAGTTACAATCTATGTAAACTAAATCGTAAACATTTGGATATACATTTGTAG